TTTCAGCCCCTGCTGATCGGACAGGAGGCGGTCGAAAAGTTACGCTTTCAGCAGTATCAGGTGCAAGCGTTACCGGAACAGGAACCGCAACGCATTATGCCATAACAGACGTAAGTAATACAAGATTGCTTGTTACTGGCTCTCTCACTGCCTCGCAGTCGGTTACTTCCGGAAATACGTTTTCCCTGGACGCTTTAGATGTAGGAATACCAGACCCTTCATAGGAGCATAAAATGGCTTTTGTTCTTAAAGATCGGGTTTTTGAAACGTCCACAACTACCGGAACAGGCACGTATACCTTAGCGGGCGCAAAAGACGGCTATCAAGCTTTTAGCGCAATAGGTGATGGAAATACGACCTATTATGTTGCTACTGATGGAACTAATTGGGAAACTGGACAAGGCGTTTATACCGCAAGCGGTACAACCCTTTCCAGGGCTTCGATTTTAAGCAGTTCAAACTCCGGCTCTGCTGTAAGTTGGGGGGCGGGCGAAAAAGATATTTTCTGTGCTGTGTCGGAAGCTAAGACGGTTTTTGAGGACGATAGCAACAATGTTGCTATTGGTAGTAATATAACCGTTGGCGGTACTGTAGACGGCAGAGATTTAGCCACTGATGGCGCAAAATTGGATGGAATAGAAGCCAGTGCCACAGCCGATCAGACCGATGCCGAGATAAAGACAGCATACGAAAATAACGCTGATACGAATGCTTTTACCGATGCTTTATTAACAAAACTCAATGGTATCGAAACGAGCGCAACTGCTGATCAAAGTGATAGCGAAATAAAAACAGCATACGAAAATAATAGCGATACCAATGCGTTTACTGATGCCCTTCAAACAAAATTAAATGGGGTAGCTTCAAGTGCTAACAATTATGTTCACCCTAATCATAGTGGGGAAGTAACAAGTACGGCTGACGGTGCAACTGCTATTGCAAGCAATGTGGTTGACGAAGATAATTTAATGGTTGGTAATACGCCCACCAATGGTTATTTTTTGCAAGCACAATCAGCCCAAGCGGGCGGTTTGTTATGGGCTTCAGTTCCGGCGGGTTATTCAGACAGCGACGTAGATAGTCATTTAAACCGCTCAAGTGCTTCAAGCGGTCAATACTTGCAATGGAACGGTTCCGATTATGCTTGGTCTTCAGTTTCAAGCGGTAACCCCTTTAACCAAAATTTAAATACAAGTGATAGCCCGACTTTTAGCGCATTGACTGTATCAAATACTTGTACTGCAAACACTTTTAACGCTACTTCAGATGCAACGTTAAAAACCAATATTGCTCCAATAGAAAATCCCCTGGCTATACTGGGGAAAATAACAGGCGTGTCTTTTGATTGGAAAGATAACGAAGGCAGTGCTGAAGGTGTTTTAGCGCAAGATGTTGAAAAAGTATTGCCCAACGCAGTTTTGACAAACGAAGATGGCAAAAAATCAGTTAGTTACAACAACTTAGTTGGGGTGCTAATTGAGGCGGTCAAAGGTCAACAAAAGCAAATTAATGAGTTAAAGGAAAAACTAATTGGCTTATAGTATCAACGGAACTCAATGGGTAAACAGTAGCGGTCATTTTACTGGCTCGCACTTGTTTAAAGATTTAAACGGTTATTCTGCTTTAGGAACTGGAAACGTTGACACTTTTCCTTCTGGAACAAACGGTTCCTGGGGAAGTTCTCATAATGTCGTTGGTTCTTTATGTTCTGCTTTCAATCTTTCTTACTCAAATATGAATTATGGCGATGGCGTGTCGGGCGGTAGTTTATATCACTTTAAGTGGTCATTAGGATATGAATTTCTACCTTGTGAATATTGGCGAAGTAGTACCAGTGACTTGTACTATAGTTATTTAAGCGGAACGTGGAGAGCCTTAAATTTTCATGCTTCAAGCTCAAGTGCCAATCATAACAGTTTATTTATAAGAATATCATGACCTATCAAGTTAATGGAACCACAATAATAGATAGCAGTAGGAACTTCCAGGCAAGCGCATTTCCTCGTACAATCAACGGATTAACTTTAATTGGTTCAGGCGATTTAAGATGGAACCGTAATTTAACTTGGGGAGCTGTTGGAACTTATGGCGTTTTCGTTACCACAAGAGGCTCTAATTATGATGTGAGCTCTAACGCCACAGCTTCGGGAAGTAATCTATATTATAATGGAAGTTCCAATTATGGTTATTCATATCCTATGATAAGGGCAAGCGGTTGGGTGCAAAGCGGTGGAGTTTCAGGAACTTGGAGGCATACAAGTTATAGGTCAAAAAGTATTTACGGCAGTGATAGAGCAGCTGCATTTTGGTGTAGGATTTCATAATGGTTTATCAGGTAAATGGCGTAACTGTAATGCACGATGGCTACGAAAAACTCGTAAATAACAATGCGGGGTTTAAAACGTTTGGTGGCTATACAATTCCAAGAAATTCGTCACAAACAAATATATCTGACAGTTATGGTTACGCTTTAAGTCAAAACGCTGTTGGAACTTATTCAGTAGCTCTTTCTAATAGTTACTATACTTATTGGTCACCTATTGTTGGTGGCAATACGGAGTCGGGGTCAAATTTAAGAACCAATCGATATAGTAACGGTTTGGCTCAACCGTTTAATGCTTTTAGTACTGGGGGCGTAAATGGTTTTTCCAATACTGGGTATTCAGGAACTTGGCGGCATATGTGTACTAGGTCGGCTTACTATGGGCGTTATGCTCAAGCACTTTATATAAGGATAAGCTAATGATTTGGGAAATAACGGAAATTAGAAATTCAAAATCTTTAAATGAAGAAAATACCGATTTTGATTTAGAAATTAACCACCCTGATTTTGGTTGGATACCCTACACTTTAAATAAAGACGACCCCGACGATTGTATTAGTAACGAACAGCTATTGTCTTTAATTGGTTCAAATTATGCCGCTTTTGTACCTCCAACGTCAGAGGAAATTATACAACGGCAAGCGGGTGAAGCGAGGGCGTTAAGAAGTTTACTATTAGAAAATCATGTAGACCCACTTATTTCTAATTCTTTGCGGTGGAATGATATGCCTGAAAGCGAAAGAAATGCGTGGACAAATTACCGTCAAGAATTATTGGATATAAGTAAACAATCGGGCTTCCCGCAAAATATAACTTGGCCTCAAATGCCAGAAGAAAAGTAACTTATAAATGACTTCTTTCGCCCCCATAGCCGGCGCTGCGATTGCCGATACTGGCGAGGGCGATATTGTCCTGGTTGGTAACAATGTTGTTACCCAAAACCCCACCGTAGGCTCAACTGCATTAACCGTAAACGTTGTTTTATCTAGCAACGATGTTACCCTGGGCAACCCAACAGTTGCGTCCACTGCTATAAGTCAAAATCATGCTATTGCGGGTGTTTATAATGCTAATGGAATAACCGTCCCAACTTTAACAATGTTTGAGGACGAAACCTTTAGCGCGCCAAATGTTTTAACTGGCTCGGTCAGGGTTGGCACTTTAACAATAAGTGAAACAAATTCATTTGCGGCGGCAGATTTGACCACTGGTGCGCCAACGGTCGGATCAACGGCGTTAAGTCAAAATCACAATTTACAAAGTGATGACGTTACTACTGGCAATGCAAATGTTGCTTCGGTTGCGGCAACTATTAATTTTGGATTAACTGCTAATGATGTAACGACTCAAAACCCTGTTGTTGGTTCTACAGCATTAACTGAAAATTATGTTTTCGCTTCAGCTAATATAACGACTGGGGATGTATCAGTTGCTAACGCAACTTTAAATCAAAATCATGTTCTTTCAAGCAATAATATTACAACGCAAAATGTTGATGTTGATACTGTTGCCGCAACGATAAATGTTGCCTTAACAGCTAACAATATAGAAACTCAAAATATTACTGTTGGCAACGGTAATTTAACGTTAAATTATGTGCTTGATGCGCCAAATATTGATACTGGCAATGTTGCTATAGATGTTGCCAATTTAACAGAAAATTATGTTTTCACCTCGGCAAATATTGATACTGGTGCTGTTTCCCTAGATAGTCCAACTATTACGGTCAACGTTGTTTTTGCTAGTGCGGATATAACGTTTGGCGCTCCAAGTGTGCCGACGCTTAGTGTTTTTGAAGCGGAAACTTTCAGCGCACCTGACTTATTGCTAGGCAACCCTGTTGTCGGCAATATGATTGTATCGCAAAATCACCAAATAACAGCGCAATCAATTAATATTGGTAACCCTGTTATTGGCACTCTAACTTTCCCATTTTTGCAAATTTCAGTACCACCTATTGTTATAACTGAGCAAGTCGTGCCTCCAGAGATTTATACGGAAGTTCCGGCTTTGCCAGTTACTGTATTTACTGATCAATCCGGAACAATTTCAGGAGATGGCTCACCGTCACAATGGCCTATCCCTGGAGATGTGCCAACTTCTGAAAACTGGACGCAAAATGAATAATATGCTATTGCAAAATAAATAGGAGATATAGCTATGACCGTAACAATAACCAAGCCAACAATAGGCGGTAGCGAGAACACTTGGGGCTTAACGATTAACAATGCCCTGGATACTGTCGTAAACCATTTAAACTCATCAACCTTCACAGCATTAGATGGGGCGACCTCTAATACAGTCGTAAATAATAAAGCTGTGATTTATGGCTCTGCGGGCGAAGTCCAGGCAACAACTGTTGATTTGGGGGATTGGACTATTACTCAATCTGGCTCGGATTTAAAATTTTCTTATCAAGGGACAGTCAGATTTGCTCTTAGCTCAACTGGTGCAATGACAGTATCTAATAACGTGACAGCGTATGGAACTCCATAAATGGCTCTACAAACTACTGGCGCAATTTCTCTAAACGATATTCATCTGGAAGTTGGCGGGACTTCTGGAACCCAAGTATCAATAAACGACCAAGATGTTAGGGATTTGCTAGGTAGGGCTTCAGGAGCAGAAAGTACCTTTAATGATTTTTATGGCGCAACAGCAAAAGATTTTATTTACAAAGAATATGTTTTATCAAATACTTTGCACGAAAGTAATGGAACCTCGCAAACTGTCACTTTGCCTAGCAATAATATAAGCCAAGGCGATGTTTTAGTAGCAATTTTTTATGATAACAGCGATGTAACTTCCAATGGTTCGGGCATAGCCTATTTAAATAATCCGACTGGAACAGGCGCAAAAAATTGGACAACAGCTGGAACGTATGTTGACCAGTGGACAAATACAGCAGTCACCCACCATTACCATCAATCAGTACGAATACAATATGCGATTGCGGGGTCAACTACTGGAAATTCATTTACTCATTATGCAAACTGGCAAACTCCTTATAGTGGAAGCGGAGGGTATGACGAAGGCGAAAAATATGTTTGCATTATGCGATTTGAAGCGGCGGCAAGCGACGTAAGTAGTTACGATTATGAAAGCGAGGGACGCAGTGTGAGGGACAGTGATATGTATACTTATACTGGTTCAACTAGAACAATTAACGGCTCAGCAACGCCTACAAACAGCACCTACTTAGGAATAATTAATATTATGGCAAAAGGCGGGCAAGGTAATCAATACTATGATGCAACGGTTCCAAGCGGTGATATATTAAATATACACTCTGTGCCAAGAAGTTATACAAGCGACGAAAGATATACGATGTATGCTAAACTCCAGGCTAGACCATCAAGCGGAAATTATACAAATTTATCAATAAGTACGGGTTACGGCGCTTCGGTTGCTTGGAGCTATTCTCATTGTTATTTAAGGGTGCATAGTTAGTGGCTTTACAATCATCAGGTGCAATTTCTTTAAACGACGTTCATGTTGAAGCAGGCGGCACTACTGATACCGTTGTTTCATTAAATGATACTGATATAAGAGGTTTAACTGCCGCCACTGGGAAAACTATAAATACCACGTTAGCAACTCAAATTAGTTTAGACGATTTATACGGTGCAAGCGTAGTCCCGCCTTTCGATTATACAGCCGCTAATGGCGAAGTTGATGTAAGTGGACCATATTATACGTTAGTGTCGTTAGCTTCATCAGGTACAATTTTAGCTTCGGGAACTTACAATTTTGTAATGGTGGGGCGTGGAGGAACTGGTGCGGGCAGTGCGGCAAGCATAGCATTTTGGACTATTCAGCTAAATGGTAGCGAAAGTTGGTCGTTTACAATGCCTTCTCAAACTGGCAGCAGTTATTTTACCGAATGGCAAATTGTAGGTGATAGCAGCACTTTGGTAAGGGTTAGGCATGGAACTGATAGCAGCGGATCAACAACAAGCGTCGGAACTATGGGGTCAAGTTCAAGATTAACAAATAAAGCGCAGAGAATTGGCGGTGCGGGTGTTGCAAATGACGGCTACTCAAATGGTGGTGGCGGCTCAGTAGACTTTTTTAATTTATCAGACAAATCACGATTAAATGGAACAGCCGATACCGTAGCGGCAGGATATGGTACTGCTCCAAGCGGGGGTCATATCAAAGAAAGTGGCAATCCGGCATCTGGTACAAAGTGGTTAAATGGTTTATCGGATACTGACTTTGGACAAGCTGTTGGTTCTTATACTAATATAACAACAACTGGACACTTCAATGTTGCGCCTTCAAATGGTTATAACCCATTCGGCGGCGGTGGTGGTGCCTCTGCAAATAATTATGGCAGTTCGGGCAGTGTTTATATAAATATAACAAATCAAGGAACCGGAGGCTATGGCGGTGGCGGTGCGTTTTCAAGGCAACAATCTCTTGCTAATCCAAAATTTAAAGAGCATATAGGCGGACCGCCCGCCCTTTGGTATTTAAGAACGGGGAATTAAAAATGGCACTAGTACCTTTAGATTTAAAAGCCGGATTTTACCGAAATGGCACAGAATTAGAGGCTTCGAACAGGTGGAGGGATGGCTCCCTGGTAAGGTGGATTGACGGAAGTTTAAAACCTGTTGGCGGTTGGGCAGAAAGAAAAAACGATTTTACTAATAATGTCGTGCGAGGGATGCACACTTGGCAAAGTAACAATGGGACGGCTTGGGTAGCAGGGGGAAGCTTTGACCAACTCGTAGCAATGACTGGAGCGGGGACAGCATACGATTTGACTCCGGATGATTTAACAGCAGGGAGAGCGGATGCTTCAGTAAATACTGGATACGGATTTGGATTTTATGGAACTGATTTTTATGGGCAACCAAGAACAATTTCAAGCAGTAGCATACCTCAAGAAGCAACAACGTGGCAATTAGATAATTTTGGACAAAATTTAATTGGGTTGCATCAAGACGATGGGCGAATTTTTGAATGGGATTTAACCACTACTATCGGCTCGGAACTCGTTAGTAATGGAAATTTTGCAACTGATACAAATTGGACAAAAGGCAAAAACTGGTCTATCGCAAATGGGGTCGCTTCTTATATTCAATATAAACCAGTAATTGATGCAAATAGCGATGTAATTGTAGATAAATCAACCAATAGAATTACCATAGCTAGCCATGATTTTACTGATGGCGATGAATTAACTTACGTTGTGCCAACAGGTCAAACTGCTATTGGAGGTTTAACAAATGGAACAAATTACTTTGTATTAAATGCAACTGCTAATGATTTTCAGTTGTCGGCAACGTCCGGCGGTTCGGCGATTTCTCTCACTGCAAATAACAATATTATTTTCAATGCTGATGATGATGCGATAAAAGATACAACAAACAATAAAATTGTTTTTAGCAATACTTTTTCAAACGGTGACGAAGTTCTTTATAAAAATGATGCTGTTGGCGGTTCAGCAACGGATATTGGAGGTCTAGTAAATAATACAAGTTATTTTATAATAAATGCTTCAGCAACAGAGTTTCAGTTGGCGGCAACCTCGGGTGGCAGCGCTATTGATTTAACACCCGATTTAAATGCCTCTTTTGACCCTGACCCAATTACCACAAGCGCAACCTCTATTACTGTCACTGTTGCTAATGTTGGTGGAGCCGACAAATACCATTTTGGAGGCGTAACTGCGCCAACTTTAACTCTTATTAGAGGAACAACCTATACCTTTGATATGAGCGATGCAACGAATGCTAACCACCCTTTAGTTTTTACTAATGGTGGAGCGTCTTATGTGACAGGCGTAACAACAACAGGAACGGCGGGGCAAGCGGGGGCAAGTGTAACTTTTGCTGTAGATGCAAATGCTCCGGCAACTGGCTTAGCATATGCGTGTGGTATTCATGGCGGGGGAATGGGAAATACTATTACTACTGTAAGTGCTGCGGAAGCTGCTGGACCGATAGACTATTCTACCGAAACAATAACTATTACCGGTCATGGTTTTTCAAATGGTAACGAGGTTACTTACTCAAACGGTGGTGGGGCTAATATAGGCGGGCTTACAACGGGTACAAATTATTTTGTAATAGGCGCAACAACTAACACGTTGCAGTTAGCTGCGACTTCAGGAGGCTCTGCTATTAACTTAACTGCCCCTGGAGGTACTTTAGGAACAGGTCATTCTCTTGATTTAGATATTGGATCGCTTCACCTGTTTAGACAAGATATTGGTTCTACTCATGGACTCCACAGGGTCAACTTTGGAAATTTAGAACAAGATGCGACAAGTTTAGTAACCTTACCAGATATCCAAGACAGTTATGACGTAACGGTTACTCTTATTGACCCGAATAATGACAGTGATGCGGCAACAGTTCCAGATGTAAAAATTAAAGTCACTGGCACTACAACCTCCACTGTTTCAGTTCACGAAACTTTAGCTGTTGGTGCTAATATATTTAGATTTGGTGCCGACGATACAACTGTAAAAATAGAAATAATCCCTCAAGCCTACAATACTCCGGATTTTAATATTGATACTATTAGCCTCAAAAAGAAAACAGTAGTTGAACCTCTTACAAATGCTCCGTTAAACAACAAAGGAATTGTTGTAACCGAAGAAAGATTTATTTTTGCTTTGGGTGCGGGTGGAAACAGCCGAAAGGTGCAATGGTGCGATAAGGAAAATAACACAGTTTGGGCTGCGGCAGTAACAAATGAGGCGGGCGATCAAGAGCTAGCAACAGCGGGGCAAATTATGTGTGGGGTAAGGACAAGGGGTGGAACTCTTATAATTACTGATACAGACGCTCATTTAGCGCAATATCAAGGACCACCATATGTTTATGGGTTTCAAAGAGTTGCAACGGAATGTGGGACTGTAGCGAGGTTGGCGGCAGTAACTACGGATATAGGTGCGTTTTGGTTTGGGCAAGAAAGCTTCCATTACTTTGATGGCAATAGCGTACAAACCTTACAATGCGATGTGGAGGACTATATTTTCGCCGATTTTAATTCAACGCAACAATCAAAAATCTGGGGCATGGTAAACGGTGCAAATAGCGAGGTTTGGTGGTTTTATTGTTCATCAAATGCAACTGAATGCGATAGGTATGTAGCTTACGATTTTGTAGATAATCACTGGCTGATAGGTAATTTAGCTAGAAGTTCGGGAGTTGGTCGAGGGGTTTTCCGTTATCCTATGATGGCAGAATATACAACAAAATCAAATATTTACAATCACGAAGTTGGTTTTAATTATGGTACTGACCCCATATTTTGCGAAACTGGTGCTATTGTTGTTGGCAATGGAGATGAAATATTAAAAGTAACAAGCGTGATACCTGACGAAAAAACTCAAGGTGATGTAAATTTAAGTTTTAAAAGTAAATTTTTACCAAATGATACAGAAAGGAGCTATGGACCATTTAACCCTGCAAATCCAACTTCCGTCCGCTTTACTGGTCGGCAAATCAAAATGCGAGTTGATGGTGTAAGTAATGTTGACTGGCGTGTTGGGGTCATGCGCCTGGATATGAAGTCAGGAGGAATAAGATAATGCCAGTTTCACCGCCAGTTTTAGGGCAAGACGTTAGACAATGGGGAAGAAATTTAAACCTTTTTTTGTCGAGGAATTTAGGTAAATTGTTTTTTAAAACGTCAGATGATAACCCAAGCGAAAATGGCATATTTTTATGGGATGATGAAAAAAATTACCCTGTTGTTTCAGCGCAAAATAATTTCAGGCAAATAGCTATGAAACAAGCAACGCCACCAAGCAGCGTTGGCTCGTCTGGCGATGGTGCGGGGATGATTGCTTGGGACGAAAACTATATTTATATTTGTACTGGTGCTTATAACGGCAGTAGCGCAATTTGGAAGCGGGTTGCCTTGTCAACCTATTAGGGGTGCATAATATAATTTTATGTGCTATATAGAAAAATAAATGAGGTAGAAAATGTCTATTTTTGACACTTTATTAGGCAGACCATCACAAAGCGTATTAGAACCTAATGTTCTAGCTGCAAGAGATATGCTCCTGGCTAGGATATTAGAGCAAATGGATCAGGGACCTATAGACGTTCCTTCGTATTTCGCACCTATCCCCCAGACGAGATTTTCAGGTGCGAATAACTTGCTTGCATCCCTGGGGTTGGAACAGGTCAACCAGTCTAATAACCTCCCTTTAGAAGACGTAGCGGGGGTGCAAGCTTTAAGTACGCAAAGCCTTTCGGATCAAATGATTGATGCGATGGTGGACAGGCAACTAGCTGAAGTTGCTCCAGAAATTAATACTCCGGATGCAAATGCGCCTGTTGGGGGCGGTGGAAGTGGCGGTGGCGACTCAGGAGGGCTTAAAGGCAATGACTTAGCGTCATATTTAGACCCAAACAATAGAATGGGAATGGCTGAGCACTTAGCAAGGCAAAAAAGAAACTTTGCCGAAGGAGTAACTCCTGACCCTAATTTTGGTTACGGCGTAGACGATAAAGGCGGAGTTGTTGCTATTGGTTATGAACCGGGACAAGTTGACCCTGCATTAGCCGCTGCCGCAGGGTATACCAGAAGGGTAGACAAAAACCCATTTGATATGACGATTGGCGAGCATTTTGGGCAAATGGGTAGCGACGTCAAAAATATTGCCGAAACAGTTATAGATGACGTTTCAAAGTTTTCACCAGTAGCTCAAATAGGTAATTTACTAAGCAATGCGGTAAATACTGTTACTTCTGGCAGGGACGACTCACCAAGCCCGCTTGAAAAGCAAATGGCTGAAACAAGGGCTAGAGCAATAGCGTCAGCAGATAGGGAATTATCTAAAAATCGACCTGCGGGAACGTCGTTTAGGAAATCAAGCAGTGGCAGAGGATATATTGGAGGGTTTTAAATGATTGGTGATAATGTTTTCCAAAAGGTGCAAAACGCCCAACAGACAGCCGGAAATGTCTTTAATAATATGGCAACGCAAGGTCTAAGCCCAACGGCTTATCAAAGCTTTATGAACCCATACGTTGATGACGTCATAAATCGAGCGCAAGCCGATAATGAGCGCGCAAGACAAATGCAAATAAATAATAATGCTGCAGCCGCAGAAAGAGCAAACGCTTATGGCGGTTCACGATCAGGCATAGTTGATGCTATGACAAATGCTGAATTTGACCGAAATGCTATGAATATGGCGGCAACACAAAGGCTTCAAGGCTTTAATCAAGCTCAAAATTTAGCTCAACGAGATATGACTGCAAGGCAACAAGGGGCTTCTAATTTGCAAAGTTTAGGCAATCAAATGTTCGGACAAGGAACGCAAGGCCTTCAACAGCAACAAAGAATGGCTGATTTAACTCAGGCTCAAGATCAACAATTATTAAATGCTGCAAGGGCGCAAGTTTTAGAGCGTTTGGGATATCCGGCTAATAGTTTAGCAACTGCTATTGGACTGTTTGGTGGTTTGCCACGATCAACTTTAGAAATTGGCGAAACTCCAGGCTTATTTGATGTTCTTGGCGGAGTTGGCACGTTTTTATCAGGAAGTGGACCCTTGTCTTATTTTAGGAACCTTTTTTAAAAAATGTGGGTTGATGATCTCAGCGATACAGAGCTACTTGCTCGAACTTTAGAAGCTGAGGCGGGAAACCAAGGCTTTGAGGGGATGCTTGCCGTTGCTTCTGTCATAAGAAACAGGGCGGGGTCTAAAGAAAATATAAGGGCAACAATTTTAAAGCCTGGACAATTTTCTGCTTGGAATAGTTTGACTGGCTTTGCGAATGGGGCGCAGGGTCAAAATATGAAAACTATAGAGCCGTCAAACAATGCTTATGCTGCGGCTAATAGCGCTCTTGGCGTCGGTTTTCAGGACAATACAGGCGGGGCAACGCATTATTATAACCCTGACTTAGCAAACCCAACTTGGGGCGCTCAGAAGGGCGGAAAGTGGAACAGAATAGGCGATCATGTTTTTGGCGTTCCTGAAGGCGAAACAGTTAACAACCCAATAGGGGAATTTGGCATGGTAGATTTAAACCAAAAAGCAACAAATAGACGATTTACTCCAACGTCAAACCAGATAGCTCAAGGCAGTCCAAATATTATGAGTATACCGGCAGGTGCAAGCGCTGCAGCGGCTGCTCCTGGTGCCCCGCGAGGAATGATGGGGCAAGGATTTTTAAATACTCTTGCTGACCCAAGGGTCAGACAAATGTTTGGAACAATGTCACGGACTGGTTTTGGCAAGCGAATTGCTGACATGGCTAAATCAGAAATAGGAAATAATGCAACGGCTGATTATTTAGAAAGTCAACCTGGCGGTAAGCCTTATGCTGATGCAATTAGAAGCGGCGCTTTAACTGCTGAACAGGCTTATTCTCAATGGAATACTCAAGCTAATAAATCACGAAATACAAAAACAGTCGATGGCGTTTTAATAGACGTAGATACCGGAGAAATTATTTACGGAGAGGATGTCAGAAGCAAACTCAACAACGAGGAATTTCAGACTCTAAAATCAATAAACGACCAATTATATAAAAGAATAAAACCATACCTTGAAATACGCGATGGTTTTGAACGAATTAAATTTATGTTCGACAATCCGTCAGGGGTAACTGATTACGGTTTGGCTGTTTCATTCGCAAAAATACTTGATCCTGGCTCTGTTGCAAGAGAAGGCGAAGTAAGGGCTGTGCAAAATGCGGGTGCCGGATTTATTGCTAGGCTAAAAGACGCAGAAAACTTTTTCAAAGGTACTGGAACGTTACCGCCAAAAGTTCGTGAACAAATTATGCAAGCAGCCCAGTCGACGTATATAGATCAACTGGCAAATGCTAAAAAAGCTATTGCTGATGCGAAAAAATTAGCGGACGCAACCGGAATACCTCACGAATTTATTTCAGAATATAGGTTAGTTGATCCAGGCGTAATACAAAGTATTTTACCGCCTGATCCTGGAACTGAAAACCCAAATCAAGATATAGTACCGAAAGTAGAATTAGACGCAAATTTACCGCCTACGCCTCCTGGAATTTATGTTTCTTTAGGGATGCTAGAAGCGGGGCAAACGGATACTTCAAAATTAACTCAAGACCAAATGGAAGAAGCTAGACAGGTATGGAATAGGATTTGGATAGATCAGGGGTCAACAAGGCAGAGTAATTATTTATTATCAGGAGGAAAAACCTTTGGCGATTGATTGGGATACGTTAGTAGAAGAAAAAAAACCTTCTGAAAAATTAAGGACAGCCGCGCAAGGCTTGTTGTTTGGCTTTGCTGATGAACTTGAAGCACGTTTGCGAGCCGGAATAGATCAGGAAGAATACGAAAGATTGCTAAAAGAAATAAGGGACAACATAGACGAATATAGGAAAGCAGAACCTATTGAAAGTACGGTTTATGAAGTTGGCGGTGCAGTTGTCCCTGCTATAGCCGCAACTATTTTAACAGGCGGGGGTGCTTTAGCGGGTGTCGGTGCGAAATTAGCAACTCGATTTCCAAAAGTAACCGGATTATTACAAAGAGGCCTAGGCAAAGT